CATCCGAGGTTCGATATGGCTGGGTCCGATATAGGGCCGAACGGCCTGTGCGCGCAATGCGGCAAGGCTGTACCGCAAACGCCCGGACCCGGAAGACCAAAGAAATACTGCTCAGCGCAATGTGCCAAGCGGGCGGCGCTGAATCTAGCGTCGAGCGCGAAGCGGGCAAAAACGTTGGCTGAAAGGCCAGCGGTTAGCCATTGCCAACGGTGCGCGACGCCGATGCCTGTCGGAAGGCGCGGGAAGGTTCCCCTTGCGTGTTCGGCGTGCCGTTTCGCACTTTATCGCGAAGCCCAAGGCGAGGAGCTTAGGGCACGCGCCCGAGAAAGGCAGTTGGCGCGGGAGCGGGCCTCCGGCGTCGTGCCGTTTGAGCAGTTCCAGCGCGAACGCACTAGAGCCTCTATAGAGAGGCGCACTTCAGTATGCGGGTCGTGTGGTGTCGGCTTTGTAGCAAAGCGCCTGGAGCGCCTTTCCTACTGCTCAAGGCAATGTGCCGGTGAGGCTAAGAAAACCAGACCGCCTGCCCATAGCAGGGTTTGGTTCCCGACCTGTCGAGAGTGTGACCGGGTATTTGCCACGCGCCTAGAGGCGGTGCGGGTTTGTTCAAACGAGTGCAAAGCGGCAGAGGCAAGGCGAAGCGCCCGCATTCGAGCTGCCGCATCCGTCGTTCCGCTAAAGCTGCGGTGTCCAGAGTGCGACAGCGAGTTTGTGCGGACGTATGGCGACAAGGGACGAGCGTTCTGTTCGCAGCCGTGCTCAAAGCGCCATAGTGCAAGAGCGAGCCGAAAGAAACGCAAATGGGTCGAGCGAGCGGCCCGCGTCGAGACGGTCAACCCGTTTAAGGTGTTTAAGCGCGACGGCTGGCGCTGCCAGTGCTGCCGGAAACCAACGCCTAGAGACAAGCGCGGAACCTATCACCCGCGCGCGCCGGAGCTAGATCACATCGTCCCCGTTTCTAAGGGCGGCGAGCATAGTTACCGCAACACACAGTTACTCTGTCGGGCGTGCAACGGGGCGAAGTCAGACACGGACGGCGGACAGCAGATGAGGCTGTTCGGGTGAGTACCCCGTGGGGGTATCGACATCGCTGAAAGTATAGTTTTTGGAAACCGGCGCGTTTCCTACGCACGCACGTCCACAGTTGAGGCTTCGACCTTATGGCAAACCCCAGGCTCCCGGCCCTGAAGGCTGAAGTCAGCGGCGCCGCCATGAAGAATCCGCAGCGCCATCGCGACAGAAAGGCCGTTCGCGTTCGTGCGCTTGGTGAGCCGTACGCTCGGATGACCGCTGGCCAACAGGAGGCTTGGCGGGAGTTCGCGGAAGACCTGCCGTGGCTGAACAGCGCGCACCGCGCCTTGCTTCAGGTGGCGTGCGTCCTGCGAGATCGGATGAACACAGACCCGGACATCGGGATCACGGCGCTGAGTGCCTATAGCGCCATCCTGTCCAAGCTCGCGGCCACGCCGGTTGATGACAGCAAGGTCAACTACGGCGACGAAGAGGACGAAGACCCTGCCGACGCCTTCTTCACCAGATCGCACTAGGCATTACGCCGAGGCGGTAGTCGCTGGGGAAATCGTCGCCGGGCCGCATGTTCGGAATGCCTGTCGCCGGCACCTGGCGGACTTGGAGCGGACGGACGGAATCTGGTTTGACGTCGAGGCGGCGGATCGGGCGTTCGGGTTCTTTGAGGGCGTTCTCAAGCTGAGCGAAGGCCAGTTTGAGGGGCAACCGTTTATCCTGCACACCTCGCAGGCGTTCATCATCGGCTCGCTGTTCGGGTGGAAGCGCGCGGACGGAACAAGGCGGTTTCGCCGAGCCTACATCGAACAGGGCAAAGGCAACGGCAAGTCACCGCTTGCCGGCGGGATCGGCATCCTGGGGCTTGCTGCGGACGGTGAGGCTGGCGCTCAAGTTTACGCCGCAGCGGCCAAGCGTGAGCAGGCGGGCATCCTGTTTGCTGACGCCGTGAAGATGGTGAAGCAGTCGCCGGCCTTGGCCAAGCGGCTGGAGTTCTCCGGCGGTGCGGGGCGAGAGTTTAACATCGCGCACCACTCGTCGGGGAGCTACTTCCGGCCCGTGTCGCGGGACACCGGCAAGACGGGTTCGGGGCCTCGGCCTTACTTCGTTCTGGCGGATGAGGTTCACGAGCTACCCGACCGGCGCATCCTTGAGATGCTGGAACGGGGCTTTAAGTTCCGCCGGCAGCCGCTGCTGTTCATGATTACGAACAGCGGATCTGATCGCAACTCCGTCGCGTGGGAAGAACACGCTCACGCGGTCAAGGTCGCGGCGGGCAATCCTGACGCGGTGACGGACCCGACGTTCCTAGGGCAAGTGCTGGACGACACGACGTTCAGCTATGTTTGCGCGCTGGACGAAGGCGACGACCCGCTTCGCGACCCGTCCTGCTGGATCAAGGCTAACCCTCTTTTGGGGGTCACGATCACCGAGGAGTATTTGCGCGAGACGGTCGCGCAAGCCAAGGCGATCCCCGGCCAGCTCAACGGGATTTTGCGGCTGCACTTCTGCATCTGGACCGATGCCGAAACCGCATGGATGACGCGAACGGCGCTAGAGCCGTGCATCGCGGATTTTGAGATTGAAGACCACCACGGGGCGGATGTCTGGCTAGGGCTGGACCTGTCGCAGAACCGGGACATTACCGCGCTTGGCGCTGTGGTGCGAACGGGGACAACGGCAGAGGGCAAGCCTACGTTTGATGCGTGGGTGGAAGCCTGGACGCCGGGCGACACGCTGGCGGCGCGGGAATTGCGGGACAAGCTTCCGTATCCGGTGTGGGTCCGTGAGGGCCACCTTCACGCACCGCAGGGCGAAAGCATCAGCTTCCGCCATGTGGCGCAAACGCTGGCCGAGTACGACCGGGACTTTAGCGTTCAGCTCGTGGCGTATGACCGCTTCGCGTTCCGGCGGTTTGAGGAAGACATCGACGAACTCGGCCTGTCGGTTCCGTTCGCGGAGCATCCGCAAGGCGGGCTGAAAAAGGGCAAGCCGCTTACGACGGGCGGCGACGGGCTCTGGATGCCCGGCTCGATCCGACTGCTGGAAGACGCGCTTTTAGAGGGCCGTATCCGGCTCAAGCGTAACCCTGTCCTGATCTCGGCGATGATGTCGGCGGTGATCGAAGAGGACAAGTGGGGCAACCACTGGCTGGCTAAAACCCGATCAGTGAACAAGATTGACGCCGCGATTGCGCTGGCGATGGCGATGGGAGCGGCAAGCATGGGTGAGCAATCCGCTCCGGCCTCCCCTTGGGATGACCCGACGTTTTCGCTGGTGGCAGCATGAGGCTGTTCGGCTACGACATCAGCCGGGGGGGAACCCGCAAGGGCGAGAGTCCCGCCGTCGAGGAGCGCATCATCACGTCAGTGACGGGGATGGAGCGTCCTGGCTCTAGCCTGTTGCAGCTTATCGGCGTCACCAGCGCGTCGCTGCCTACGGTGACGATTGAAAGCGCCCTGTCTGTACCTGCCGTATCGGCGGCTGTTTCGTTCCTGTCTGGCAGCATGGCGAACCTTCCGCTGCACGCCTACCGCGCCAAGAAGGGCGGCTCCGAGCGGCTGAAGGACGGCGTTCAACGCCTTATGAACGAAGCGCCAAACCCGGAGTGGACATCCTTCGGGATGCGAAAATACCTCTGGCAGCAGGTGTTTACCGGTGGTCGTGGGCTGGCCTGGATCGAGCGCCAAGGCCCCAAGATCGTCGCCATCTGGCCGATGGACCCCGGCGAGACGCAGATCAACCGCCTCGGCGGTCGCAAGTTCTACAACTACGGCGGCAAGCGGTACGAAGCCGCAGACGTCATCGATATCCCGTTCATGCTGAAGATCGATCAGCTCGGATCGTATAGCCCGATTACGATGGGCGCTAAGGCGATCCAGCTTGCTATCGCCATGAACGACTATGCGTCGGGGTTCTTTGCCGGTGGCGGGGTTCCGCCGCTCGCGCTTGTCGGGCCGATGCCTGCCGGTCCCGAGGCAATCAAGCGAGCGCAGGCTGACATCAAGCGTTCTGTGGACGCTGCCAAGGCGAACGGCAATCCGATCCTCCCGATCCCGGCGGGGTATGAGTTGAAGCCGGTCGGCTTTGATCCTGACAAGGGCCAGATGACGGAGGCGCGGCGCTTCCAGATCGAGGAGTTTGCCCGGATTTGGAACCTCCCGCCGGTCTTCCTGCAAGACCTGACGCACGGGACGTTCAGCAACACCGAGCAACAGGACTTGCATCTGGTTAAGCACCTCATCGCCCAATGGGCCAAGGCGTTTGAGGAAGAGTGCAATCTTAAGCTATTCGGCTCGCGTCCAGGCGGGCTTTACGTTGAACACAACCTCGACGGCTTGATGCGCGGTGACTTCAAGTCGCGGATTGAGGGGCTGGCCCGTGGCGTTCAGTCGGCGATCCTAACGCCTGACGAGGCCCGCGCGCTGGAAAATCGTCCGCCGATGCCAGAAGGCGGCAGGCTCTACATTCAGGGGGCGACCGTCCCGCTCGGCTTGCAGCCGGTCACGAACAACGGAGGGGCGAATGACCCTGGAAACTCGGACGCTAACCCGTCCGGTTGAGGTCCGCGCCGCTGGTGACAGTGGGCGGACCATCGCCGGTTACGCAGCCGTTTTTAACAGCACGGCGGATATCGGGGATAGCTTCCGCGAGATCATCGCGCCTGGGGCCTTCGCGGGCACGCTGGGCGGGGATGTGATGGCCCTGATTGGCCATGACCGCAACCGCGTGCTGGGCCGCACCACGGCGGGAACCCTGCGGCTCCGCGAGGACGACATGGGGCTGGCGGTCGAGATTGACCTTCCCGACACCACGGACGGGCGAGACCTTGCAG